CTACCCAGCAACAAGCGCATACAGCCCCGGTGCGACAGCAAACCCCAGTTTCACTGTTTGGCCTGTCCCTGACCAAGGCACTGAAGCCTCGCCGTACTATCAAGTAGTGTATTGGCGTATGCGTCGTATTCAGGATGCTGGAGCTGGTATTCAAACGCCTGATATGACGTTTCGTTTTTATCCTTGTTTAATGGCAGGGTTGGCATATTACATCGCCCAAAAGATTCCCGAAGGTCAGGAGCGGTTGCAATTCCTTCGCGCTGAGTATGAGCAGCAGATGACTTATGCCACAGGCGAAGATCGTGAGAAAGCTGCGGTTCGTTTTGTTCCTCGACGGATGTATTTGGGGAACACTGGGAGCTTCTGATGCCTAATCAGTTTGCCTCTGGTAAATGGGCGATAGCGCAGTGTGATAGGTGTAACTTTCGCTTCAAGCTAAAACAGCTAAAAACCTTGGTCATTAAGACCAAAAACGTTAATATCTTGGTATGTCCCGAATGTTGGGAACCCGATCAACCGCAGTTACAGCTTGGGATGTATCCGGTCTATGATCCGCAAGCTATTCGTAATCCAAGACCTGATGCTCCATCTTATTATGTTCCGGCTCCCGGAGGTGATGGTGGGTCTCGTGTTATTGAGTGGGGCTTTAATCCTGTGGGAATGGCAAGAGGTTTTGATGCTGCGTTGACGCCAAATCACTTGGTGAGTTTCGCAGAAGTTGGTAGTGTCACAGTTTCTTAGGAGTCCATGATGGATAAGAAAGATCTAGCGCAAGACAAAAAGATGATTGCTGGTGCAGTGCACAAGCATGAGAAAGCCAAACATAAAGGTGCCCCACTGACTAAGCTTAAGAAGGGCGGTCCTACAGGTATGGATATGCGGAAAATGGGTCGGAATATGGCTCGCGCCCGTAACCAAGGATCACGGTAATGGCTAAGTACAGTATGAAAAAAGGTGGGAAAGAAGTCGGTCCCGCCTCAACCTATGCGGAGCCACATACCATGACAGGTAAAAAAGTAGCCCCCAAAGAAGCTGGTAAGCGCATGAATGAAGACGTTATTCAGCGTGATTGGCAACCACTGGATGGCGTATCGATTGGTTCAAACAAAGGTGTAAAAACCTCTGGCATCAAGATGCGCGGTGCAGGCGCTGCGACTAAAGGTGTCATGAGCAGGGGACCGATGGCGTGAATTACAGTTCGCTCGTTACAGCAGTACAAGATTATGTGGAGAACGTTTTCTCCACGACTGACATTAATACCATTATTGCTCAGGCGGAGCAGCGCATCTATAACTCGGTGCAGTTGCCCAATCTTCGTAAAAACGTAACAGGCGCTACTGTAGCTAACAATAAATATTTATCGTGCCCCAACGATTTTCTCTCGCCTTATAGTATGGCGGTTGTTGACCCCACGACAAATGAATATTTGTACCTCCTTAATAAAGATGTGAACTTTATTCGTGAGGCGTATCCCAACCCTTCCTCAACGGGTAAGCCACGACATTACGCTATTTTTGGCCCCACTGTTTCTAGCGGAACGATAACTAATGAGTTGTCGTTTATTTTGGGTCCAACCCCAGATCTTGGCTACGTTGTTGAGCTGCATTACTACTATTATCCTGAGTCCATCGTTACGGCTAATAATACGTGGTTAAGCGAAAACTTTGATTCCGCACTACTCTATGGGTCGATCCGTGAAGCCTACATCTTCTTAAAAGGTGAGCCGGATATGGTTGCCGCTGTGGATAAAATGTATAACGAGGCAATGGCCCTGCTTAAACAGCTTGGTGATGCTAAAGACCGACAGGATGCTTATCGTTCTGGTCAGGTCCGGTATCCGGTGAAGTGATATGGCGATCATCCAAACAGCGTGCACAAGCTATAAAGCAGAACTTGCTCAGGGGTTACACAACTTCACGACAGGGACGGGCAATGTTTTCAAAATCGCTTTGTACCTCTCCTCTGCCACCCTCAATGCAGACACCACCGTTTATACAACAGCAGGTGAGGCGAGTGGAACCAATTACACCGCTGGCGGCATTGCACTCACAAACATCACACCAACGACAAGCGGAACCACTGCCTACTGGTCTTTTCAGAACGCTACTTTCTCAAGCGTCACTCTTACGTGCGCGGGGGCTTTAATCTACAATTCAACAAACGGTAATCGCGCAGTGTGTGTTTTGAACTTTGGAAGCACGATTACTAAAACAGCACAGGATTTAGTTATTACTTTCCCTCCGATGGGGGCAACAGAATCTGTTTTAAGGATTGCTTGATGGCACTTATTAATACAACTAAAGGTCTTGTAGACGATGCGCTTCTACAAAGAAAAGAAGGGCACGTAGATAATGACAACGAGTACACGACATGGGTCGAATATTGGCTAGATGATGAAGTAGTTCACCGTTCGGTTCATGTTCGTTTAAAGCAATCGCCGCCTTTATTTGCTGAAGCGGCAACTTTTGAATAGGGGTTTAAGATGGCTAATACGCAATCCATGTGCACTTCGTTTATGGGTGAGCTTTTTACGGCAACTCATAACTTTGGCACCGCACCAACCCGTGGCGCATCAACAGCAGATACGTTTAAAGCAGCTCTGTATCTAACGACGGCAACGGTTAACGCAAGCACCACAGTTTATAGCTCCACCAATGAAGTATCGGGTACGGGCTACACGGCAGGTGGCGTGACGGTAACAAACGCTACAGCGCCAACAGCTACAAACTCTTCAGCTACGGCAGGGGTAGCGTACTGGACACCGTCAGCATCTATTACGTACACGACTGTTACGCTTTCTACGGCCTTTGATTGTGTTTTGATTTACAACAGTTCACAGTCAAACAAAGCAGTGAGTGTGCATACCTTTGGTTCACAGACGGTAACGGCTGGAACTTTTACGTTAACGATGCCTGCTAATACGACAAGTACCGCACTGCTTCGCTTAGCGACAACCTAATTTAGGAGGTCGCAATGGCCTTTGTTGTTGCAGATCGGGTTAAAGAGACGACAACCACAACAGGCACCGGGACAGTAACGCTTGCTGGTGCAGCGTCGGGGTATCAGTCGTTTTCTGCTGTAGGTAACGGCAATACGACGTTTTATTGTATTGCTGGGCAATCATCGTCTGAATGGGAAGTGGGTATCGGGACATATACGTCTTCAGGTACTACACTTTCCCGTGACACGGTGTATTCCTCCAGTGCTGGTGGCACAACCAAAGTTAACTTCAGTGCCGGGACTAAAGATGTCTTTGTGACTTATCCTGCGGGGCAGTCAGCTTATGGGTTGACGGCAGGTACGGGAATTTCTCTTACGGCGGGGAACGGCACAACAACGATTAACTCAACGTCAAGTGGCGGTACGGGTTACGCCACTTACACCTACACAGGTGACGGATCAACGACAAGTTTTGCCGGTGCGTCTGGCATGACGGTTAACAATGTTCTCGTTATTGAGAATGGCGTCACGCAAGTACCGACGACTGACTACACGATCTCTGGTTCGAACGTTGTCTTTACGACTGCGCCAGCAAGTGGTGTGGCGATTCAAATCCGTGTACTTGGTGGCGGTGGTGGCACGGGCGTTATTGCTGAGAATCAACAGACCATTTCCAGCAACTACACGGTAACGTCGGCTTATAACGGCTCAAGTGTTGGGCCTGTCACGATCAATACAAGTGTTGCTGTGACTGTAGGAACTGGTCAGGGCTGGTTAATTTTTGGTTAAGGATTTGACATGAGCAATCTTAAAGTTCAGGGTAATGCTTCTGGCGCTGGTACAACCACGCTACAAAGCCCGAATACGTCGGTATCGGCCACCCTTACGCTACCTGATTCAACGTCAGCAGACACGCTTGGCTACCTAAACGCGCCGATCAACGAACAGTCGGCTGCTTATACGGCAGTTGCTGCTGATGCTGGGAAGGTTATCTTCCATCCCTCAACAGACGCTAACGCAAGGACGTTCACGATCCCTGCTAATAGTTCGGTGGCTTATCCAACGGGTACGGTATTGACCTTCATTAACATGACTTCGCAGGTTGTCACGATTGCGATTACGAGCGATACGCTTTACTTGGCTGGCACAGGATCTACGGGATCACGGAGTCTTGCTCAGTACGGTATTGCTACCGCTGTGAAGATGACTTCAACGACTTGGTTGATCTCTGGCAACGGTTTGACCTAAGGGGTTGTTATGACAGGCATACTCAACGCCCTTATTGCGGGTGTCTCTGGCGCAGTCAAGGATCAGTACTTCAATCTTGTGTCCTTGCTCCTTCCTGGCAACGGCACTAACGGCGCACAGAACAATACGTTCTTAGATGGTTCCAGCAATAACTTCACCATCACCCGCAACGGCAACACAACGCAGGGTACGTTCTCACCGTTTTCACAGACTGGGTGGGGGAATTATTTCAACGGGTCAAGTTATTTTACGGTTCCAAATAACACAGCATTAGATTTAAGCACTGGAGATTTTACTGTTGAATGCTGGTTTTATCCGACAAGTTTTAGTGCTACATCTACATTAGTTTATCGTTATAACGGGAATTTTACTTCGCCTAATGAC